TTGTGCATCAGACATAGCCATCTTAGTTTTTTGTTTATTTGCGTAAATTTTGCTTCCAGCAGATAGTGCTAATTTTGCTAATCCAAACCAAGCCATTATACACCAACCTTTTTTATAGCTTTNTTATGAGACTTTTTAAACGTCATGCCTTTTTTCATATCNCTTTTCATTTGTGTCATGTGTTTTGCTGTATGATGTACTTTGTGTTTTTTTAATTTATTCTTTTCTTTTTTATCTATCATTTTGATTTCCTCTGGGTTTCATCATAGCTAATTTTTCTCTTGCTTCGTTAGCCATCTCTTGTTTCTCTATTGACGTGTCTGCTCTTAATTCTGATAGTTGTTCGTTTTGTTCTAACTTCTCATCTTGATTTCTTTGATTCATCATAGCCTTCATGTTTTCTAGATTTAATCTTTCTTCAGATTCTTTTCTTTTAGCTTCATTATCTCTTGCTCTAATATCTAACTCTCGTGATCTTAGTTGAGCAATAGGGTCATGACCAAATGATGAAGTAATTTTTTTCTCTTCCTTCATAAAGTCTTCCATCATCTCAGCAATAAGAACTGCTTTTCTAGCTTCAATCTGAATTTGAGCTTGTTGTACTTCTTGTTGCACTTGTGGATTTTGTTGAACCATTTGTGGATTTTGTTGCATTGCCATAGCTTGTTGTTTAATCTGTTGTATCAATTCTCTAAATTCTAATTCAACTTGTTCTTGTGCCATTAGAGAAATATGTTCTAAACAATTTTTTTCTATAGATGCTGTTACTGTAGGTGCTGTACGTGCTAGGTTAGTAGCCATAAAATTTAAGTGAGCAGTTATATGTGCTCTGTGATCTTGACCTGGAAAAGCTTTAAAAGGGACAGCGCCTAATGCATCAATGTGTTCTAGTGCTGGATCTTTTGGAGCTGGTTTAGGTGGTTGTTTTAAAATTGCATCAATATCTTTAACACCTAATGCTTCATACATATTTCTGTATACAGCATATTGATTGTGCATTTTTGGATTTGAAGCTGCTAATTGTAATTCTGTTTGAGCAAGAGATATCCTTTGAGTTTGAGAAAATATGTTTGGATCTGCTACTGGTATAATATCTATTCTATCATCAAAATCTGTTTGCATAATTTGTCTTTGTCCTCCGACAACATCATATGGATACACAGGTGGTAGATATAATTTAAAGACTCTTGCCATTAAATTAAATTCTTTTTTCATAGCAGCATACAATCTTTTATGTATAGCTGACATTGTTCTACTACCCCTTTCCAACAAAGCTACTGTCGTGCCCACTGCTGCCTGTTGATTCCCGTCTCCTACTTGCAGGTCCGCTATGGAAGCGAATCTTTGTCCTGCAGATACCACGACACCCATAAGTGATAACAAAGTTTGTGATGGTTCTTTAAATGGAAGCATCATAAATGCGTCTTTTAAATTTCCACCGGGAGCGTCAACATCTCTAAATTCTCCAGGTTGAAGAGCTTGTGCTTCATCTCTCATTTTAATTCCACGCATTTTAAATCCTGCTGGTAAATTTGATAATGTACCTGCATCTAATAATTGTCTTAATGCTGCTGTTGCAGTTCTAGATAATCCACCAATCATGTGAATTAATCCAAAACCATAGAATCCTAAACCTGGTAAAAATTTGAAATGTACAAAATAATCAATTTTTTTCTTTAATGGATCATTAACTTCAAAGTTTCTTCTAATAGATAAAATTTTTCTTGTGCCTTCTTCGACAGTTACAATGTAAGGTAGTTTAATTCCAGTCGGTTCTCCGTCTTGACCCATGTCTTCAAAACCTTCTAGATCTAAATTAACATGACATTCTAAAATTGTGTAAAGACGTTCGTCTCGTCCTTTTGTCATTCCTTCTAGTTTTCTTTCTTTTTCTTCTGCTTCTGTTTCAGTTACATTTGTTGGGCTAAGTTCTATGTCTCTATAGAATCCACCAACTTGTTGTTTTCTTAATTCGTTTTCAGTCATACGAACCATATGAATAATAGATTCGCAATCGTCTAAAGAAGTTGCTGTGTAAGGAACAACTAAATCGTCTGCTGGTACAAATTTAGATACTGCTCTTTGCATAACACCATCATAATAAACTTTTTTAAATGATGATCCTGCTAATGGTAAATAAAATAACATCTGATCAAACTCGGATTCGTACTCAGGCATTTTATCCATGATTTGATAATTCATGTAATCTTTAACACGTTTAGCTTGTTGGTCTTTAGCTGGATCTATTTTTCCCATTGTCTGAGTTCTAACAGGTCCACCTGCTGGTAATAATTCTTTGTAAGCTAGTGATTGAAATTGTGTAACAGCTTCTGCTAATACAGGATGCGTTGCACCTGAAGCACCTTTGAAAGGTTCTGTTCTATCGTTGTAACTAAATCCTAATAGGTCCAAACCATTTATATATGACTTCTCCCAATCTTTTCTTGAATTTTTGTAATCTGAAAAATCTGAAAATAGCTGACTACCTAATGGATCTAAAACATCATCAGGTAATAGATCTGCTAAATTAGAAAAATGATCTCCACCTAAAATAGGTTCTACTGCATTTGGGTCAAAATTAACATCAACGCTACCATCTTCGTTTTCTGAAAGTTCCGAAGGTTCTTTCATAATCTCGTCTCTTTGTTTTTGTTCTTCAACTTGAACAGCCTTAGGATCTGGTAAGGTTATATTTGCTGCGCTGTTGGGTAATGATTTATCTATTTCTGCCATTTAATTTCTCCGCTACTTCCTACCATGTTTCATAAAATAAGCCAAGCCCTCAGATTGTGGCCCTTTTTTAGGTGCTGTCTTTGTTGTTAGATTAGCTAGGCCGCCTGTTGCAGCGCCTTGTCTACCCATGTCGTAAATATCTGATTGCTCTGATATATCACTAAAAGGATTTGGTCTATACGTAGCTTTTCTTTCATAGGGTCTAGGTTGATTTATTTTTCTAAGAAAACTATCTGGACCAGATGCACCATATACTTGTTCTTCAACACCAGAATTAGGGTTGTCTAATACTATTTTAGATAAAGGTTGTGTTTTATTTCTTTTTATTTCTTTAAGCCCATCATCATAATATTTTTGAGCTTTTTTCATATCACCAGATATTTGAAACAATTGATTGGCTGTTTTAAAAAGGTCCTCTTCTGTATACAAATTAGTTTGCATAAAATTTATTGGACTCATTCTTTTGTTTAAATTTTTTTGTTCACGTTCTGGAGCTATAAGATCTCTATTTAATCCTGACTCATCTTCAGCTACCACTGATCTTGCCATGCTAGATTTAGATCCAGCTCTGGATATATCATAACCTTCATCAGCGTATCTTGATGAAAGGACTTGCTCATCTGCAGATGCAGAAACACTTGCATCCAATACTTCTTTTTCTTTATCTTTAATTCTTTCATTATCTATTTCTAATTGTTTTGTTGAATTTACATTAGAAGTATAGCTGTAGGGATCTTCTGATAAAACATTTTGATTACTATCTCTAGATTGTTTTAAACTTTCAAGTTCATTGTTTTTATCTCTCCAATTTTCTACATTTTCAAATACTTTTGATGCTTCAAATCCTAAACCTCTTTTTATTTTTGATATGTCAGCTTTTCTTGTTTGATTTCCTGGTATAAGATAATCTGCAGCTCTTAAAAGAGATTCATCAAGTGTATCTCCCATGCCCATTCTAATTAACGAATCAGCACTAACAAATAATGCTTCTGGTATAACACCAAACTTCATTACACCTCTGCCCAGTTTATATGCAGAGTTTGCAAACTTAGCAAAGTTTCTAGCTTGTGCACCTTTTGCAATTTTACCAGAGTTAATTGCTTTTTGTCCTTTTAGAAAACAAGTTGTGCCTGTATTAAATTCTGCACGGCCACCCATAGCTTTATTGTTTGGACAACCAACTGCTTCAATTGCCTCGCCCAAATCAGCTATATCTACTTTTGAAAAAACTGCTTGACCTGTTTTTTTATCTTTTATTGCAGTATAAAATTTTTGTACGTTGTCTGAATTTTGTGCAAACATATTTGTTTTATATTTTTCTAATTCTTGTGGATTTAGATCCGTTAATTTTTTGGCTGATCTATTTACTGTATTAATTTTTCCTACTCTGTATTGTTGATCGACCACAGACATATCCGCAAAAAGATTTTTTGATTCAAACTTCTGTCCAACATCGGGTATTTTTATATCTAATTTTGGTATTCTTTTTTCTTGCCCTTTAAGATAAGGAAATTCTTTAGCTTCTGTTTTAATAGCTTCAATAGACTCGTTTCTAATAGAACTCATTTTGTTTTTTAAATTAATTAATTGTTTTCTTGTTTCTTTTGTAACAGGTTTATTTACTAATGAATTTAATTCTTTAAACACAGAATCAAATCTAGAATCAAAACCTTTTTTATTTAAAATAGTCATATTAACTTTAGGGTCTTGATAGACTCGACTTTGTATATCTAAAATATTAGAATCTTTTATTAATTTTGGATATTTATTTGCTACATTAACTGAAACAGCGTGACCCGCATCCTCTACTGCTCTAGCAATAAATACACCCTCTTGTTTTGAACTTCTTGCAACATTGTTTATTATTTTTTTTTCAAGAGCGTTTAATTCAGTCTACTTTAGATATATTTTTATTTCTTA